GCTACTGGTGAAACAGCACCTGACTTCCCGACATTCCATTCAACATCTAAGAGTCGAGTAACTACTCCTGCCTGTCTAGTTTTTAGAGCGAAGCTGCCTCTAGGGTGGTGTGAGGTGTAGCCTAATTTTTCAAAATATTTATTAGAGTCGACTCGTACCACTTTACCGTCCTGAGGGAACATGCTGTAATCACTTTGTGTGACAGTTGAAAATCCATTATGTACAAGTTCTCTCATATCTTCTACCCAACTATCGGTTGGATATGGCTGAACACCATACGCTATGAAAGTTACATCTCTGGATTTAAATTCTTCTATATCTTTGAGATTCAAAGCACCACTCGCATAATTTCTAGCGTTAGGAATACTTTTGGGAGCAACTACTTCTCCAGTAATTTGTCTTACCCCATAAAGATTATCCAATCGTTCTGGTACTATACATCTCATTTTATCAGTAATATCTAGCCCTGCTTTACCATCACCACGAGTCAACGCCTGTGTCAGTACGCCATCTATATAAGTTATAGACACGGCTGCACCGTCCAACTTGGCAGTCATTATATGTGGTTGTTTGATTTCCCAATCTGGTTCTTTATCTTCTCCGACAAAGACTTTCTGTAATGAATACATTGGGTAGGGATGTTGAAATCGTTCTTCTGTGGAATCATATCCGACCTTACTTTCAAGTTCGGTATTTTCTACTAGTCTATCGTATACTTCGTCAGGCAATATAGGATTACCTTCTGCATACATCTGATTACAATATTCTAGGTATTCTGTTTTATTCATAAGTATATTATACAGAATTTTTGGGTTCGTGTCAAGTATTATTTTTTGATACTATAAATAAATCTTATCGAGTATTTCTTTGAAATGTGTTTCTAATACTCCTTTGACTTCTGATATGGAAAGAATCTCAACTAATGCGTCAAAAAGTTCTCTAGTGTTATCCAAATCAATAGGTAAGGCAATGCCCTCCCTTGTAGGTTTCCATTCTTCATCAAAGTCTTGATAATACTTCCTTATGTGTAGATACTCTGTGCCACGAAAATTGTTTATCATAACATAAACTTTTTCATTCTTTTCTTCGTTATAATGAATAACCTTTTCGTAGACAGGTGTTTCGTTATGTAGTTCTATCATTTTTTAGTATAGCTGCTAAAGGCACGATAGAAGTTACATTGTCAGGTTGTAATAATCTGTAAGAATCAGTATCCCAACAAAACAAGAGAACTTGTCTTGGATTCGGCTTAGCTCGATTCTTTTTTGATTGTATATATTTATTGTCGAAGTCACTAGTGCAGACATTATACTTTAGTCTACGACTGTTTTGACTTCTGTAGGTGACGATTGCATCACCTGCATCGTCTAGTTTTCTAACAAAATCGTCCTTTTTCATTCTTTCCTTGTAGGTGGTTAATATCTATTAGCGTCCTATCAATGGTAAGGTTCTTACGAGCTATTTCTGTTAGATACAAAAATACTCAGGGAGGTTGCCCTCCCCAAGATTCAGGGGTAATTAATCGTTAAGTTCGTTAATTAGTGTTGCAAAATACATAGCAGCTTTACCTGTTAGCTTACTTATGATTACAGTATCGGCTTCTTTACCCATATCTGAGATAGCTTTTGCTAACTCGTCTTGAGCAGCTGCGACATTTACTCTGCCACCGCCAGTTCCACCACTGCTTTTTGCAGCTGGAGTTTTCTTTACATATACACCAGCTTTTGTTAGAATCATTCTGACACCATTTGGGCTCTCGCCTAATTCTTCAGCAATCATCTTTACAACTTCCATACTGTTGTCTGGAGTTGGTTCTTCCGCAGTATACATCTCTACTGCTTGAGCTTTAGCTTCATCTGTCCAAGCCATTCTTTTTCTCCTTTTTGTTTTACCAAATTTTGATTCAAATTCACTAAGAGTTAGAGTATTGCGGTAGCCAGGACACCAACCTGTGGCTTCTAGCTGTTGCGTATAAAATCTGTCACTCATTAGCTTATTTCCATAATATAGATATATTATAACGGAATTTTGACCTTGTGTCAAGAACTATATTTTAGAAGCTATAACCGTAGGTTAAAATATCTTCCCGATATATTGAGTAAACTAAAGTTTTAGTCTTCATTGTATACCACCTATTCCACATAGGTACTATCTCCTCATCCTTCAAAATTGATGTATCTTTTGGATGTAGTTTTGCAAATTTAAGTTCATCTTCCCATGCCTCGAAACGAACTAAGTGGTCACAATTCTTATACAGAACTACTTGTTTTTCAGGAGGGTATTTGGCTATCCAATTATCCAATCCAATATAATCCAAGCTCTCCATATACAGATTAACTACTCGTTCGTAGGGGTTTCGTACAACTCCGATAGTTTTGTTATCGTAGTGAAGTAATAAACTCTGATTCATTCTTTAGTTCTCTTGCTAACTCTTTTGCGTTTTGTAGTTTCCAAGGTAAGGTCGTTTGGTTATCCTTGTCTATTCTTTCTACTGCATCAATTAATGCAATAAGTTTTTGAGTACACTTTTGTATATCGTGCATTACAGCAACCCTTCTAATGCTTTTAGCTTATCTTTTGATTCTGCTAGTACACCTACCCATTTATCAAACTCTGGTAATAGTTCGGAGTGTTCCCCAATACCTACTGAGTTCGTAAAGTATGTTCCTAGTACTGCCTCTGCTTCTGCAATTTCGGCTAAGTATTTTAATTTTAATGCTTCGTAGTATGCGTTTCCTCTATACATTATTTTTCTCCCATATATGCTGGTATAAATGCTCTCAGGAATCTTTCCTGATGTTTGTCTATTAGTATTATGTGTATAAGAAAAGGTAAAGATACTGCTGAAAAGAAGGCGAAAACAATCCCGCCTAACCAAGCATATCTATATCCTAAATTGTTCTTATCTATTCTTCCAATTATCTGCACTGCTGGAATGTAGAGTGTATAAATTGCCATTCCCACTCCAGCTATCCAAAATGCCGACACTAACATTAGTGCGTCCATTTTTATTCCTTTTTTACATGTACTCTTGTAAATGTCTTAAACTACCCATATCATAAGCTGCAAGGCAATGATATTTACCTGCATACTCTAAGTATGGGAAGAATGTATTTGCGAGGTCGTCTTGTGTTGCTTCAATAGTATATACTAGATATACTTTGAATCCTCGCTGTTGGGCAACTTCAGGTGATAACTCTCTTTGCACTATTGCAGGATAGTTCTGTCTGATTGCCCATATCTTTTCTTTTGGTTCGAAACTTTCTGCTACACATTGTTCTGGTAGCATGGCATTTCGTCTGCCTTCGTAATCTGTGTGTGCTATCTTTTGTGGCACACCTATCTTATCAATTATTGATTTGATAAATGCTGGAGACCTATATAGCGATTTTGCTATATCACTTACATTATCTCCTTCAAGATACATCTTTACTGTATCTTTTATCTCTGCTGGTGTTGCAGCCTTGCCTCTGTTCTGTGCTTTTCTTCTTGCACGGAATTCCATCATTTCTTCAAACTCTGCAATGATGTTGCCTAATCTTGTTGTGTTGTAAGCTATGTTAAGTATACTACATGCTTCTTTTTTAGTGATAGGCTTACTACCATCTGTAGGGTTTAAGTATTCAATTACCTTGCTTATATTTGCTTGTGAAAGATTTTCGTGTTTCTTCGTTCTCAATTTCTACCCCTAATAAAATTATTCCATAATGTAAAATTTTGAGTAAGTCATCAACATTCTTACCATCTTTCTTGCCATATCTCTGTGCATACTTGATGATGTTTCCTAAACAGAAACCTTCGCCATGTCCTGCATCGAATACGAACTCAGTAGATTGTATCTTATTCATACTGTAATGCTTACCATAGGTAGACATTATGTATTCTTCAAGCATTTCTAATACTTGATGTTCGTTAAATTTATCGCTGTTGTACTCACTCATTTTTTGTTTATCGTAAAAAAGCCAACCTGAACTAATCGTCCAGTAGCTTTGTCGTGTCCATATCCCGCACAGAATGGAGCGTGCCAATAGTGTGCAGGGTACAAAACACATCTGTTATAGATGTTCCCAACATAAGTGTGCATTAAGAACTCTCCGTCCTCTTTCCACATTTGTTTGAACATACCTTTGCCTTTACTTAGTTCGTCATTCTTATGTACTTTTCCTGTCTTTATAGACTGGAATAATCCTGTACCTTTTCTAACATCTGCGTTAGGGCTTAGATATATAACTGCTGCGTACGCTTGACCTCTCATGTCTTTGCTAGTATTCTCTAAGAATCCTGAACAGTCATGGTGTACCCAGTTCCAGTTTGCATCATCATGCTCTGACAATGTAAAAGCTGTATTACTATTTCTTCTAGGAAAATATTGCATTTTTGCGTTAAGCATATTCTCCCACCTATTCCTACAATAAATGAAGTTCTCATTACTGAAGGATGACTTAGTGCGACGCCCTGGAAACATAGTTCTTCGTTCCCTGCGCCCTGGTCTAAAAAACATAGACAAGGCTTCTTTTCTGACCTCGTCTGGGTAAGCGTAAAAATCGTCCTTTATTACTATCACTTGCTTAATTCATCAAGTACATCAAGTCCGCCCTCTATCTTTGCAAGGTATTCTTTCTTAGAGTCTAATTGACCCTGAAGCAAAGAAATTTCTTGCTCGGTGACTTCTCTTTGTTTGTTTAGATTTACACGAATCATATCTCTATGTTCCATAGTATTTATAGGTTCTTTTTTGACTCCCAATAATACATCAAGAGGTATGTCTTTTGCCATGTTTTCTTACTCCATTTCCTAGATGTACAATATTGCCATCTTTCTTGTGCATAACAATCGGTCTAAACCATCTGCTCTTTGCTAGATGTCTTTTGATTGCTTCTTGCTGTTGTTCTTCTGTTGTTCCGTCATTAAATGTAAAGGTATAGCCTTCGCTTTCTACTTTAATCATCTTGTTATCCGTTGGTCATACCATGCGAGACCTTCATCCCACCAATGGGGTTTGTCTCGGTGTGACCACTTGGCGAATGTCGCCTTGTCTGTGTGATAATAGAGTCGATAACTGCCTACAACATCCGCTTCGTCTTTCAACTCATCTGGCATAGCCATTCCGAATGGAGTCTGTCCTAGACGCTCCATATTCTTTGGCTCAGGCAGTTTGTTTACTACTTCTACTATCGACTTGTGTTGCTTACCATAACGATAATGATACTCGTCATTTAGTGCATTTGCATAACAATGAGTCCATTCAAAGTTGTCAAGAGATGACCTAGTCCATATTGTGCAAGGATGGTTGTACATCATTGGTAAGTAAGGTGTCAATGGTCTCTCTTCCATTGGTAAGTCTTTGATTTTTGCTTTCTCCTCGTTGAGGATTTTACTTTCTTCTTTGTTCAAAGCACGGGGAACAAAGCCAAGTACATGGTCTACCCAGACAGCAGTACACAAAAGCTGTGCAGCTTCAAGTGGCATCTTTACTATGTGTTTATCCACATGGTATTCAGCACACTTGTCTAAATCTTCGTCTAAGTAAAATAAATTCATATTATATCCAGCACTTATATTGTTTACACTCGCCTGTTTTGTGGTCTACTAATGTATCACAATGTTCGCAGTTATCCCAGTACCAAGTCTCAAAGGACTGTGTTTCTGAGTTCCACATCTGACAAGTTTTTTTGTTTGTTGTATTTTCATTCATATGTATATTATACAGAAATTTTTTGTTCGTGTCAAGAACTATTTTTTAGTTCTAGGAATACAGCATGTGACCACTCCACATTTTCAGTTACCACACTCCATATATAACTGAAGGAAGCGTCCTTGTATATGTCTAATCTTTGATTTCCATACATACATAAATATTTAGTCTTTACTCTGTCAACAATATACTCAGCATTTACTTGTCTTATTGCTAACTGATAGTTGTTTTCTGTATTAGGAATTAAGATGACAGGATGCTTCATCCCATTGCTGAGTACATCCTGTCGGAGTTGGGCATACCCATCCTGTTCCTTTCTATGAGAAACAGGACAGAATATATCCGTAGTATGAATCATTGCTGGTTCATACTGTTTTTCAATTAATTCAAAGTCTATAAATAATTTTGCTGTTATCACTTTCCAAATGCTCTTCCTGCTTCACTGATTCCAAAACTTCCTAGTGTAATCACTACGAGGCTTGTGAATATGGTGTCACTAATTACTAAGTCCTGTCCCCAGAACGCCGTTACTAAGTCACACCCAGCGAAAACAATAAGCATAAAGAATGCGATAAAGCCAATTATAGCCTTCTCATTAACATCATTGTCGTCAAGAAATAAGTCCATAAACTTTCGTTTAGGAGGTGCAAGTCTTTTCTTGGCTGCTGCAGCCTCAAGTTGCATTTCTTTTATCATATCTTCAGACTTGTCTAACTTCTCTATGAGAGCCATATACTTGTCTAAATCTATTTCGACTTCATTTCGTGAATTATCACTTCCTTCTGCCATAGTAATCTCCTATGGTTTCCAGTTATACCAATTCTTCCTATAATATGGGTTACCTTCACTTCGGTCCTGAAAGTGAAAGCTAATTGATATTCGTGGGCTTAGAGTATCCACTCTATGATACTTACCTTTCGGTATGTAAAGTAAGTCGCCATCATCTAAATCTACTACTTCTTCCAAAGTAGCATCTTCCCAGCGACCTCCCTTTTCTGCAAACTCCTCATAAATGTACCAGCGTATTTTACC